AGATCATTATCATTACCCAATCTAAGTTCCTTATTATCAGGTAATCGAATATGATCACTAAAGGTTACAATACCTGTGATAGCTAAATTTCCACCAACATTTAAATTTTTCTCAATTCCAACACCACCTTCAACAATTAAAGCACCTGTGTCTTTACTGTTTGACTGAGTTGTGATATTAATTCTTACATCGGCACCTGTGATGTTTAGTTGATCTGTACCATTCTCATCATATTCAATCTTTGAATCTTTACCAGTACCAAAAGTCAAGAAGGTATCATCAGGTATAACTATCTCTCCTGACCCGTTTGGATCAATGTTTATATCTCCATTCGTGTTTGTTGAAGAAAATGTATTGCCATTCAACGTTAAATTATCTACATTCCATTCATCAACTTTTCTGTTTTGATCCAGTATTGCAACAAATCCATTTGCAGCAGTAGTTGGGTTAGTTACTGATGTAACTGTTCCCGGTGCGTGAACCATCAAGTCGGTAAAATAACGACCACCGACAACATCTACGTTACCTGCGTTATCACCAACAAAGAGTCTTTCTCCTTTGTTTGCCTGAGTACCAGTACCGATTGTTAGACCAAGTTCACCGAACTGAAGACTACCGGGAGCTGTTGTGCCCGTAGATCTTTTTACTCGTATAATACTAGCCATTTCTAAAAGTTACCTCCATTGATATCCAAATTTTGTGTCGATCCGGGTGTTAATGTTAAAGTTGCTTCAAATTTTTGTGTTGCTGAATTGAAAACTAAAACCATTCCATTTTGTGGGTTATTGACTTCTGTATCACTAAGACCTGCGAGTGTACCACTAACGTTTCCTGCTAATGAGGATACGACTTTAGTTGCATTTTGTTGTCCAACACGGACTCTAATGTTTGCCATTAACGGGTCACTCCTTGTCTTACTAAAACAGATCCTTCAACAACTCTCGTTACTTCACCTACACTATCGGAAACGATTACGTCATAAACATACCTTCCGGGTTTTAAAGTAGCAGTGCTAACACTTGACAAACCAACTTGCACCTGACCATTATCTGCGTTTTGAATTGACGTTGTAAAAGTCGCTGCGATACCTGTGCTTCCTGCGTGTTTTCTCATCTGTGACATTGCAGTAAACCCGTTCAGGTCTAATGCGTCATTTGATGAAATATTTTCTAAAGAAAATGTTTGTTGGAAGGTAGCACCTGTGTTGATTACAAGATTGCTAACATATACTGACATTTATGCAATGATATAGTATGATCTATAGTTTATTTATAATTAGTTCGTTCAGAAGTCCCTTGAGAGTATCTATCTCAGATTTGAGAGCATCTATTTCCGATTTCTCAGTTAATTTTTTGTTTCTCATCTTTTTATATCGCATGTATCCAGAAGTATCGCAATTTATGATTGCTCCTGTTTTTTCATCACGATAAAGATGTTTATGTCCTTCTACTCGTATCATGCTAATGCAATTGCTCGTAGATCACTTAATCTTGGTGCCTCTGCTTCATTTGTGCCACTAAACACCACTTTAATTACAAAACCAGTAAATTCTGATAGATCATCAGCAGTAAACTGATATTCTAAAAATTCACCATCTGTGCTTGATCCAACCTTGGCATCTGGTCTACCACTATTTCTAGCAGCATTTATAACCTGATCACCAAAACCATCACCATCTGTATCAAGTAAATTATCAAATCCGGGGAACAAGTCATATGATTGTTCTCCATCTGGAATTTCAGAATTGAATAATTTGTATAGAACTCTGAAATCAGCAGATTCAGATTTCTGTGCACTTATCAACACTTGAAGTGATGTTGCAGGTTGTTTTAAATCAACCCGATTAGAGATATAAACTCCTGCATGAGGGTCATTTGAATTTAATTTAACTCTTGCATCCAATGCATAATTATCGATTGGATTATTCAATCTGTTCCTTATGTAACTTATTGAACTATTCATTGTATCAATAACTGGCGATAAATTTTTATCACCAGATAGCAATCTTATTGCTATTGTGTTTGATCTATTTAATGGAAGATCATTCAATCTTGCTGTTTCATTAATCGGTGATGCAACTAATCTTGGTGTGCTTAGAGGATTAATTGCATTCAATTGAATATCTTCAAACCCCTGATCAAGGAATGATACCTCGTTACCACCAGCACTTGTACCACTTACTGTTCTGGTGCGAGCAGATAAAGCAGTTTGTCCGGGTGTAATGTGATTAATCAAAGGATATATTTGATTGAATTGTATATTCTGTGATACGAATATTTCTTTACCACCACCAAATGAATCATCAACAAAGTTCATCATATCATCACCACTTGTCCTTCCTGCACTTCTTGGAATTTCAATATAATACTTATCAATATCACTCTCAGTTCTTAGTAGTGATGTTGAAGGTAATTGATGGTCAGTGTTGATACCAGTTAATGAGAATCCATTAAATTCATATTTGTAAACTAAACTTCCTTTTGCATGTTCACGGATAGCAGTGCCACTTATTCCCCTTTCTGAGATATACAATGATTCATTACTTGAATCAACTGTCGTATATTTCATTATTTCATTATTAATTTTGACAAATCCTGTTGTAACAGGTTTTCCTTCAAACTCAGCAAACGGTAACGTTGCATTTAGTCCAGTTGCAGGATCATCAAGTAACGCTACAGATGTAGACAATCCTACAGCAGCATTTAGTATTACTGGAGAAGTTGTTGGTAATACATTTGAAATCTCTAATTTATTATTTCCAGAATGCATACCATGATTATATTGAGTAATCTCAATTACATTTCCTTCATGAAGTGCATCGATTGGAGTATTCACAGTTCCATCCACTTGTTTATTACCAGTAAGAGCAACAAAATTAGTGCCATTAAAGTGCAATAACGCAGCATTATTTGAGAATGTTTGTCCTTGAACGTTTGTGAGATATAGAGTATCAGTTGCAGAAATAGAATCGATTGAGAATACTGCTCCAGAACCAGATTGTTGTCCAGCACCAAGAGTCGATGTGACAATTCCCACAAGATCTCCTACGGAATAGCCAGATCCAGCAGCATTAATTGCAGCACCTGTCATGACTCCATCTGATGATGTATTTACATCAAGAGTAAGACCTGTTCCATTACCAGTAATGTTGAATGTGCTTGCAGTTTGACCTGAAAGACTTGCTTTGTATTTAGATCCACCTGCTTCAAGTGATTCGCCAGAAACAACTCCACCGAGTCTTTCAACAACTCCATTAGGTGTAGTATTTGCGACTCCAGCAACTCCAGCACCAATTCTTTTACCAACTGCAATCTCAGATGCTGTTGCACCTGTATCAATCTTCACCTTCATCTTTCTTGGTAAAGTTCTGATTGCATTATTTTTTAGAGTTGGAATCAAACTACTTTCATAATTCAATTCTGGATTGTAGAATATAACCTCTGCATCTCTTGATTTAGAGAAGTCTGCTTTATTCAAAGTAAATTTAAGATCTTCAAATTGACTTGGAGTCCAGATTGAACCGTTTTGTGACTTAAATAAACTACCACCGATATACTGTTTAGAAATAACAATACTTTCTGCATCAGGCAAACTTTGAGTCTCAATTGTTGGTTCACCCATTCTTCCAACCCATGCTTCATAGTTGTTACTAGAAGGAGCTAGAAGAACCACAGAATACTCTTCTCCACCTTCAAGGTAAATTGGTGATGGGAATGTAACTCTTGTTGCTACAGAGGCATCCTCAGACACATTAATTTGAGATGGTTCTAGAACAACTTGAGCATAATCTTGAAGTAAGATTAATGTAGGAATACCCAATTCAACAGTTCTGATTTGAACTGTCAATTGTTCCTTCACATCTTTTGATCTGAAATACAAGTCGATAGATGTTAAGAATGCACCACTTCCATCCACAAGGAATGATTGTGCGAGTGGATCTCCATTATCGATAACGACTGTTTCACGAATAACTTCAGTTACTTCAGTTACGTTAGTAATATTATTAGTTACATTAGTGACATTTGTTACTTCAGTTACTTCAGTTACATTAGTAATTTCATTCGTAATAAACTCATTTGTGATGTTGAAAACAACTGGTTGTGGAGGTGGAGGTGGAATACGAACAACCACTGTAGATTGTCTAAATGTGTCAACAACTCCACTAGTGCGATATGCTGTTTCAACTTCGCTTATTGATGGATCTCCCAAAAGAGGTCTTGAATTATCTGAACTTGATGTTAACTTAAATGTTTTCGTACCATTTTGGAATCTTAACTGTGGAACTGGAGTGCCGAAAGGATCTCGGAAGAAGAATGAACCTTTTAAATCACCCACACTATCAGATATTAATCTAATATTAGAAACTGTAGCAGTTGCCCCACTTGTTCTTCCAACTAATTTAAGACCTGTTTCGATGTATCCAAAAAATCTACCTTGTGCTTCCTCAACTAATGAAGCAACATCAATATTTAAAACGGTTGATGATGATGAATACAGACTTGGTAGTGTTAATCCTGTATTATATGGATTAGTTGTATATACTGTTGTTGGAGAACTTATACTACCTGTTTTATGATTTGGAGCACATGATCTAACTGCAAATACACGATCTGCACCATCATACCCTTCAATTGTTTCGTTAATATCAAAAGAACCAGAATCCATTGATATTTCGATTAATTTTGGAATTACATCAATACCTGATGTGCTATCAAAAAATGGATAAAATCTTGTGATGGGTTTAATACCACTAGTGTCAAAAGAAACATTTCGAGATCTTATATGTGTATCAGGTTCACTACTTACAATGCGATCATTTGTAAATGTCTGTTCAGTGTCTCCCAGAACAGTTCTTGTACCATCATCTAAAATAATATTACGAGTCCAAGTATCAGCACTTGGATTTAATATCATTCTTCCTCTAAATGTAACGATATTAAATGGGTTAACATTTTCAACTCTAGATGCAAGTGGTTGCTCAAGCATAACAACTTCATCATAATCTAGAGTGATTAAATCACCAGTTTTTCTCACACCAGAATCTAAAAGTGCTAAATTATCTGAAAAATCTGCAGTGCTTGGATTTAATGAATTATTAAGTGCTAATTCTGGTTTTACGGTATAAAAATCAGTTGGGGTGACTAAATTTTGAACACTTGCGATAACATCACACTTACAATCTGGATTTGCACGATCTAATAAATTTGTGTTTTTAAAATCATCAACAAAAAATCCAGTTTTAAATCTAGATAATCCATCAGCATCTTGTATTTGGAGTGTTTTTGTATCCAATTCTAATAATGATAAAGATGTGAGTTCTTCAAGATTTTCAATTCTATCTTCTAAATCTCCAATATCTCTCATTGTGTAACGACGATTATCAACAACAGTAATTACAGCATCCTTAACATCATAAAGATATGCTGGAACTTCAATTGTTCCAATGGTCATTGCAGTCTCGACATCAGCTGGGATAACTGGATTTTGAGATGAAACTCCTTTAATAATTTGGAAATTACCTTGTGTATATGCGTTTGCACTTGAATCACCGGGTTCTAATATTAATTTGTCAATTCTTGGAAGATAAAATTTAAAATCTAAAGTTGACGCTTCATTTGGTGCAGGAACTAATGTTGGATTAGTTCCTGAATTCGCGAATTCCCTTGATCCAAAAGCAAAAGGTGAATGACTTCCGGCATAATCAGAAACCCTTGGTCTAAAATCTAATGTATCACTTGCTCTTAATCCATTTCTAAGTAGTGGAACATCTTTAAAATTATTTGCAGGATATGATCCCACTGCAAATACATCACCAGTATCATTTGCTGGAACTGTAAATTTATCAAAGATAACTCTTACTCGTCTTGATGGAACTGTCGCACCATCTTTTCTTACAATTCTTGAGTAGTCGGAAAATTCAGATCTTTGACCATCATCAAGAGTGTAATTTGATGTTACATCCAAGAATAAACCTGCAATAGTGCCTTGTAAATTTGTGGTGATACTTGATTCTTCAAAGGTAATTGATTCACCAATAACAAATTTTGCTTGAGTAAGTCTTACTATTTCTAGAGTTGTTTCATTTGTCTGTCCTGCTAATACAGCAACTGCACCACTTGTTGCACCTTTAATTTTCTCACCAAGAACTGTTGTTGTATTCAGTGATAGTCCACTTACAAAAACTAACTTATCTAATACTGGATCTGCTAAGTTTACCGATTCAAATACACCAACAACATTAAAAACATCTGGTGTATTCAAAGATATTTCTTTATCTTGAACTCTTAATCCGTAACCGGATGATGTCGTTAGTCCATGAGTCGCTATTCCTGCATTAGTTTTATTGATAACAATCGAATTACTTCTTGAGACATTTTTAGTTTTTTGTGAAATAATATCTTTTTCAAGAGTTACATTGACAACTTTTGCACCATTATCAATATTATTAAATGTAATTGATTGATTATTAGCACCTAATACTACTTGACTTTCCTCTAATGTTTGTTGTCTGGTGTCAGTGGATGTTTTTTTAGAAATACTATAACGATCAGCATCAAATGGGACAAAAGATGCACTAGTAACGTCTGTTAAATCAGAGACACTCACAGTTAAAGTATTAGAAGATGCACTTTTTTCTACTTGTGATTTAATGAATAGTTTTGATTGTGCTAATGATACATCAGAAACATTTTTCTTACTAAGTTCTGCATATAATCCAGCATCATTTAAAAATATTTGTGGAACACCTTTACGAACAGCAGCAGCAGCAGTAGCGATAGCCGATGCGTTCACTCCTGTTACCGCTGTTGCTGCTGCTAATGTGACTGTTTTTAGATCTGCACTTATTGCGGTTACACGACTAAAAGATGGGTCAGAAGCACTTGCTGTGTTTGAAATTAATATATCGTTTACTTTTAATGAACCAAATGTTTTACCCGCACAAGTCATATTAGATCCACTTATATTAATTCTATCCGCTGGACTTAATTCTTTTATTATTACTTCTTTTAAGACTAAATCCCCAGAAAAATCAGCACCTGATATAAAGGTATCTTCTTGATGAACTGACATTACATCTTCAAGACCATTTTTTACAACAGTTGTGATTGACCTAGTTAATGAATTATCACCATTTATTCTTATTTGTTCACCTACAATAAATGTGCCTGATACCTGTTCTAAGTCATGAGTAGTTCCACCACCACCCGCTTCTTCTGCAAATCCAGTCGCACCACTACTCAATCCTTCTACAAAAGAACCTACAGGTAATTCAGTATTAGATAATGCAACATTAACTGTTATTTTTGTGAATAATTGAATATCATATAGGTAAAGATCAAACTGAGTTGTTGCATCTAAGTAAGAAGCATCTGTATTTTCAAATGCATATATTCTTGCTCTACCAATGCTGCCTCCTTGGGGAGTTGGATTATTACCACTACCTTTTCTTTGATTTCTTAAAATGATAGTTGAATCTCCAACCGAATTATTCAAACCTAATACTGGTGTTCCATGAACATTATTCAATTTGAATAGAGTTCCAAGTTTAAAATTAACTTTCGATGATTTAAATTCTTCTTTGTCTCTTGGTTTGTCAACATCTATAACTGTTGTGCCAGATTTTTCAATATCATGTCCTCTTACATAGGCCTTACCGGGTGATACTTTCACACACATTAGGGGTTCTTCAGGGGTATTTCTCTGATCAGTCTTTTCATTTGATAAAAATATACCTTCATTTGACACACCATCATTTAAACATTCTGCAACTTCGACTTTAAAATTGCCAACTGAATAATTTCCAGATTCTTCATAAGTTCTCTTAGCAAAATAGTCTTTAATTAAGGCATAATCTGGTTTTTGTTCATTTTTCTTAAGTTGACCATTATCAAGACGAACTAATTCAACAAAATTCTTGTCATTATAGTCTGTTAAAGGTTTTTTTGTTAAAGTGGTTTTTATTTTTAATCGATCTGCACCGGGTGCTGCGAAGTTAGAAAATCCTCTTGCATTATCAAACAGTGAAGAATCATCCTTTGCTTGAACTATTTCTTCTTGAATGAAAAGACCAACTCTATAGTTTGGTACATTTGAATAAGGATCAAGTACGATTTTGTCAGCAGATACATTTACAAAATGACCGCGAATAAAGAATACACCATCAGCGATTGAAACTGCACAACCCACCTTTGATGCATCTTGATCGATGAGAGATGCAACTGTTTCTCCAGCAGTTATCTGTGTATTTCCATATATGAATGACTCTTCTAAAATTAAATTTTCACCATCTCCCATGAAGGAAACTTCATTAGTGTCACCAGAATCAAGATATTTAACAAATAAAGTTAAATCTGTAATATCACTTGAATCTTGAGGAAGAGCATAGTTATCAACTTTGATTCTAATACCAGTATCTTGACCTTTTAATATTTTTCCTTTTAAATTTTCAACATATAATGATACAGGAACACCTAAATGATCACTTTGTAACTTAATTGAGTAATATTCATAGTCATAACTTGTGTTTCCGGGGATAACCATTGATCCCTCTTTGAACATATGACTACCAAATGATTCAACCTGATCTTGTAATATTGATTGTAAAGTTGTTAATTCGCGAGCCTGTACAGGTCTACCCGGATTGAATAGAACCCTATAAAACTGATTATCCTTGGAAAAATCGTCGTAATATGGACTTATATTTAAATTCGTTTTTTGTGGCATTTTTTAAAATTCCAGAATAATTTTAATGTCTTCCTTTTGTCTCAAATTTCTTGAGATTTTTGCTCTATTGTCAATGTATAATAAATCACCTGACCCTTTATTTATCTCAGGAGAGGCAAGACCACTTGTGAAGGATACACCTAATGCTACGTTATTATTCTTAACATCAGTTGTGATACCAGAACTAAAAGTTGTTTCTACTGATCCACTGCCTCCGGGAAATGAAATTTGACTTGTGGTTGATACAAAATCAAATTGTTGTGATCCGTTTGTTACGTTTGCATAATCAGTTTGGTCATTGTTGTTTCCAAAATATAATGATCTATCTTGGATGTATTTAATGACATTTACATCACTATCATATGAACTTATGTATCCAAAAGCAGTTTGTCCTGTGCTAACAGTTTGCTGCAATAGTCCACCAACTGCTGGAGTTCCTGATATTGTTGAAAATTTAATTGATTTCAGCGCAGAAAACGTACTTCCGGTGTAAATTGATGTTGTACCAAAGGATGTTGGATTTTTGACTAATGAAACTTGTGCAAATTCTGCGTCTATGGGGAAATCTTTCGTGGAGTCATCAAATCTTGCGTATACGAGAACACGATCAGCTCCCAACTCCTTATATAAATCAAATCCATGTCCTTTTGATGGAGGAATTATAGGTATTAATTTTGCAGGTGTATTACCCTGCACTGCACCACTATTAATTGATCCTAAATCAACGACTCCATATGTATATCCTTTACCACCATTTGAGACTGTGCATTTAGTTATTTTATTACCAGAAACTTCAACAACAACTTTTCCACCAGTTCCGTCACCTAATATATCAAATTCTCCACCAGTTGTGTTATAATTATTTCCTTGATCAGCGATATAGACAGTTTTTATTTGATTATTGTTTATATCTGAATCACCATTTTCACGAACTGCTTGAATTTGAGCATCAGTGCTTGTGCTCCAATTATTTGGTAGTGCGATAAAATCAGTCGAGTCAAATTTAATAATATCACTTGGATTTACAGTAAACAAATATTTCCAAACATATCCATCTTGACTTTCTCCAGCCTTTGATGGTTCTAAGTCAGTAAACGTTGGTTCATCCTCAGATGCATTTCCTGTAGTGTTGATACCTGATGATCCATTCTCAATGCAAATATAAACATTAAAATTACTATTCATGACATAGTAGTTTGCAGCATACAAACGTGTTGCTCCTGTGTTTGGAGCACTATTTGTAGTGCTATAATCTTGACGATACATATCGTATTTGATTCCCTTAGTCCAATCAATACGACGAACTAATCTCCTTACATTTGCTTCTGTGACTCTTTTACCAAATTGAGTTGTATCACCGATATGTCCAATATCTGAAAAACTATCTACTGGATTAGGAGTAGCAGTATTCCAATTATCTGCCCTTCCAAAACCAACAGAAGCTGGTTGAGGATTAGGTAAACCTAAAGAAATGTAATATGAATTGGTAGACGAAGAAACTCCTGCAACAAAATTACTTGCATTTAATATTCTGAACTGGTCTGTAACAATTGCTGGCATTATTATATGTTTTTTTCTATATTTATACAGGAAATCGTCATGGTGTATGCGACCTCTTAATTGCACCACCATCACGGAAACCAAAACCTCGTCTTTGAATGGTTGGGAATGTTGAAATACCAAGTCCCTCACCTGCAATTACTGTGTTACCAGTAACTCCGATTGCAATTGGATTATTTCTTACGAAGTTACCAGATGCTGGTGTTAAAACTCCAAAAGAGAACTTACCTTTTTCAATATCTTTTACAATAATTTGTCCATACATTGCATTCGGATGATTTGTACACTGATAGAAGAATGAGGTACTGCCCGCTCCTATTTGTGAAGTATTGAATACAAGAGTAGAACCATTTGCTCCAGAACCACTAACACCTGTAGTATAATTTGATCCACCCAATGTTCGTTTGATTGTAAATGTATGTCCACCAGTGCCATTTGCGATACTTAAAATATCACCCTTTTCAACATAAATTGTAGGATTATGAACATTTGATAAAGTTGGTTGTGTACTAAATTCACCTCTATGCTTACCACTACCAATGTATGATGTATTTCCTGATCCAACACTACCAAATGTCACAGTAAATGGTAAATTAGTTTTTGCGAGATCAATACCATTTGTATTAATACCAGAGTGCACATTTACTTCAATTTCTGCAGCATTTGAGTGTCTAGTGATATTTTTAATCATATAAACATTGTCTACAAAAGTTCTACCTATTGCAACAACATCTGTATCTGCACCACTCTCATTCAAACTTGTAACTCCATGACCAACCGATGTATCAGAGATGTAGATCGGCATAGTTTCTTTAAGATTAGTAAATGCACCAGATCTTGATAGACCAAACTTAAGTCCCATTGTTGAACCTATCATAACTGTTGAGATACCAGTTACAATCCCAGAGAATCCTGCAAAGTTAGCACTTGAGGTATCAATAGACTCAATTAATTCAGTTACTGGTTTATGAGCAAATGCAATGACTTTTGGTGTTACTGAGGTTGAATATCCAATACCACCACTGTTTATCGTGACTGATGTAATTGTTCCGTTTGTAATATTCGCTGTTGCGACAGCAGTGGATCCAATTCCAGTTGCTACTGGTGATACTTTCATTGGAACTGGTGGTTGTGAAATGTGTACAGAAGTTGAATTACCGACATATCCACTTCCCCCATCAACAACTGCTATTGCCGAAATAGTTCCAGCAGTCGATACGGTAGCTGTAAATGATGCAGATATTGGATTTGTATCATTTACAATTAAACCATCAAAGTTTATATCATTAACTGCAGAGTCCTCATTTGCCTCATACTGGAAGAAATTAGCATCATCAACGTAAATTTTACTTGTTGATCCAGTGCCTATATCACCGATGATTCTTGCTGTTGGGTATATTAGTGGTTCAATAGAATCTCTCGCTTTTGAAACAATAACTCCATTTACAACTTTATCTTCTTTTTGTTTAATCCATGTAAGTGGTTTATTTGTTGCAGAGTCATTAATTCCAACACCAGTGTAAATCTCAGTTTCAAGAGTGTCAGTAGTGGTTATACCAGATACTGTTCTCTTTCTCTGTTCTAAATCAATTAATCTTCTTGTATTCTGATTCGTAAGTATACTTGTATCATCATTTGCTTGTAATCTGACAACATCACCATTTTTTATAGTTTCGACAACATTAATCTCTGCTACATCTTCCGATGCAGTTCCTTTATAGAAAAATACTGCAATATCATCATTTGCTTCAGGTGCTGTAGTGAATTCAAATGTAGTTCCACCCTCAAATGAATACGCTTCTCCGGGATCTTGAAGTACATTATTAACGTATATTATTAATAATGCATTCATATCAATCTGTTGAGAGTCAACAGTTTGTCCAACATCAAAACTTAGTAATTCACCGTTCACTCTTAATGGGAATCTAGTTCTTACACCATCTTGTAGATTTACAATAGGATCAATGAAATCAAATTCACCAAAATCCCATGAAGTAAACTTATCATTGTAAATTTCTGTTACTTCTAAAATATAATCTTCAAGATCTGCCCCTCTTGCAGTGACTAATCCAACAGGTTTAATTTTATCACCGCGTTTGAAGGCATATCCATCTCTGGCAATTTCAAAGGATGTAATTTCAAATAGAGTAGATCCTATACCCACAGTTGAACTTGCACCAACATTTAAGGTAACTAAAAGGTTTGATCCAGTTACAGTAGATGCAACTCCATTTCGTGATACACCCATAATCTCCATATTTGCATAATTTGGTTGTGGGAATTGGAATCTTGGATTAACATAATTTGTTCCACCAGCACCTATATTAATATCTAATGTTCCACCTATACCAATGTTTCCTGTAGCTGAAGCACCAGTTCCAGCACCTCCACCAAATCCAATGAAAGCAGTAATAGTATTTGTGGTTACAGCAGTAATTACAGTTGCTATACCAGCGATTGGATCAGGTAAACCTGTTGTTTTAGAAAGTGCACGAGGATACGCATGATTTGATGCAAAATCATCTCTTGAGCATGTGAATACAAGACTTCCGGTATCAATACCAACAAAATTACCAACACTTAATCCATGAGCACCACCAAATGTTAATGTTAATAGTCCTGTATGTGAAATATATGATGCATCTGTCGCAGTTCTTTGTGTTGCAGCAAATATATTATTACCTGATGCGTTTGTTCTAATAGATCCAACACCAGCACTTACAAATCGATGCTCATATGCTAAATCTGTTATCCCGATAGAAACTGTACCACCAACTGGTCGATATCCAGAACCAAATGATAATGTTCCGGGTGGTCTTGAAGGAGAAACGGACTGGTTGTATACTGTCGATCCAATACCTACAGATGTAATGACACCAAATTGATTTAGTATACCAGTAACAGCAGCACCAACTAAAGGAGCAACTCCTAATCCACCAGTTGATCCCAATGAAACTACCTTACCACCTCTTGGTAATCTATTCTGATTTATATCTGTTTCACTGATAATTTGATTATTAGTTCCAAATGATGAAATACCTGTAAATTCAATATTTTGTGCTGTGGTTCCAACACCAACAAATACATAATTATTACTCAAATTGTTCTCAGTAGTTGGTTTTTGGAAAATACCATTAATCAACACAAGTGAACTTCCAGTTGTAATACCCGTTGTATTTGCACCACCAACCTTCATTCTAAATGTAGCACCAACACCGGTAAATTCTGTTGAAATATCATCAAAAATTCGATTATTAGTATAAGTTTTTCTTAAGTATGTTCTACCTTGGAACACAGATCTTGGTGTCTTAAGATTTGATAAATTTCTAGCGATATTATTTGTTCCTCTTGGTGCATTTGTGAAGAATACATCAGATCCAATTATATTAAATGATCCAGAGAATACCCTACCCACAGTAGAATTATTATGAGACGCAGCAAGTGTTCCAAGTGCTGCTCTATCAACTCCAATAATGTTAAAAGTACCAATACCAGAAACAGGCCCTGTTGTAGTTGTTGCAATACCGACAGAGGTTACAAGCATAAATTCATTAGCAAACTTGAGATGATCTCCAAGGTTTATATCTGCAGTAGAATTGACACAAAAATCAGTTGTTGTAGTTGATATGCCACTACCTGCATTGTTTACTAAAGTGGTTGTTACAGGTGTAAATGACATCGGTGATTGAATGATACCATCAATGACAAGAACGCTCTTCTCAGTGCGTTTGGCCATTGTTAATCGATGTGAATTACCAGCACCAACAGATGTAAATGTTACTGCAGATCCACCACTAGATGTTGCTAATTTAAATGAACTATTATCTATTTTTTTAACAAATACAGTTGTAGGTAAATTTGATCCACCAGACATTTGTAGTGCAGTTGCACCAACTCCAGCAAATGTTGATAATGGAGTGTAAATTAATTCTTCATTTTCTGAGAAGAAATGATTTGGAATGGTGAATACACCTGTAGATCTATTAAGTTTTGAAGTATCTTCTGGATCAAAACCTTTTTCATAAATTGGAATCGTATTATGTCTTAAGGTAAATTGTTTTTTATTTGATCTAATACCATTAACAGCATTATATTGGAATGCAGATAAGGATTCATTTACACGACCATAACCTAATGTTGGTGGAGTGTTTAGTATATCAATATCTCTATAAACTTCTTCACTAAAATGTTGAACTGTATGACTTCCAGTTCCTGAATCTGGGTGGAATTTAACAACAAAATTAGATGCTGTTAAATTGGATGAGAATGTGCCTATACCAGATGTGCTTCCAATTGAAATAAATGGATAGTGAATTGTATGAGTATCTGTGCCATCATGTATCGCTAGAACTTGATGTACCGCACTCGCTGTTGCAGATTCAATTCTAACAACACTCTTAACTGCACTAAAATTATTTTTATCTAATGAAATAAAGTTTGCAGTATTAGTTCTAGTTGTGATACCAGATCTTAAATTAATTGTTCTTTCTGCACCTGCAGGTTGAGCATTATCTTTAAATCTAAAGACATCATTTCCACCAGTTGCATTAAATCCGATAACTTTTGCATTTATTCTGACTGTTGATGCTACTCCAACAGAATTGTCAAAATCAAGAGATAAAATATTATTATGAATTCTAGATCTGAATGTTCCTATGAAGTTAGAAGAGAAATTGTTTTGTGATGATGTATCAGCATAATATTCACTGTAGTATGAGTCTGTGCCATCATGAGTTGCATATATGTCAACATGATTCTTTTCACCTGAATCTGTGTTAACGACCTCTATTGTGGCATAGAAAGCGTCTACAGATGTTGTAGATCCAGTTGCGATTGGTTCTGCTGTAGTTCCAACACTTACAACAGTTGATACACCCACCAAATTAACGAATCCAATCGCTTGTGTACCACTTCTTAAATTTTGCTCATTAAAACTATTTTTATATACCTTGATATCAATATCATCATTATTTGGATCAAGAGGTGAGATAACTAGATTTCTACTACCATTAACAGTTTTTCCTTCAACTTCAACGATTGTTGATGCAGTTGACACAATGCTATTTTTTTCAAATGTAAATGTATCAGTATTATCATTAAAAATAACTACGTCATCTACTTGAATTTCACCATTACTGATATTTCTTGATTGTACTAAGAATCTAGCAAAAGTCTCTTGAATAGGAATAGATATATTTCCAGTTAAATTTGCTTCACTATCAGAAAATTCATTACTAATATCATCTATCTTTAAAACTCTATTAGTGTTACATCTTACAAAATTTGCTAATTTTGTATTTACAAGTTGAATGAATTTGGATTTTGACCCATTTGAGATTGTATCAATATCTCTACCGAGATCAAAATTATTAATTGCATCAACTCTTTGTTCAGTTATAACATCTGCCGAAACCACAGTTGCATTTGTGATTGCAATACCAACACTTGCTCTTGATGATATACCAGTATCAGCAAAATTCTTTAATCCACTTGTATGAAGTAATCTATTAACTGGATCAACTATTTCATCAAAAGTTTTAGGACTTTGAATTGTATATGATAAATTTTGATGATAATTATTATCTGCTAGAACCATAAAGTCCTCACTTAATCTACCAATTTCATCATTCCATCCCTTATCTTGTCTTAAGGAATAATCAATAGTAAATCTTCCCTTATTGTTGACAATTGAGTTTATTGTTGCTATAGTTCCAGAATTTTCCCCACGAATCACATCACCAACTATAACTTCATATCTTCCCTCTATTTTAATAAATTCATCAGGACGATTATCAATAACTAGAAGACCGGTACTTATGAATACATTATTGACTTTAACTGCTAATTTTTCTCCAGTTCTAAATTCTGAAGTTTTTTGTGTTGTTGTAAATTTTGGGTAATCACTAAATTTAATAATCGTTGCAAAATTTTGTGTAGATGCAGCAATTCCGGGATTTGTAGCAGTTTTTGGTAATTCAAATTTTACGATTGCTGGATCGGTATTATTATACTCAACTACGTTGAAGAAAACAAATCCATTATCTGCAGAGTTTAATCCATCACCAGTCGTACCAATTCCTATATTTTCGACAAAAATCTGCTCTCCAACAGTAAATTGTGGAGTTGCAAATCCATTTATAGGTGTTTTAAGTGTACATGTGACAATACCGGTGTTACTACTTTGAACATCAGTAACTCGATATCCATTGGTATTGTTAATTGTTCTTAAAATTTGAGGTTTAGATGTAAGTCCTCTTGGTGATTCTAAAATATTAACGCTGCCTAAAGAACTTGCAGATAAATCTAATTGTATAACACCTTGATCTGCAGTTAATTTTCCTGTATCTGGATCGACAATCACGAGATCAGGAGCGTCAGTGTAATTTGAACCTCCATCAGATATCGTTATATTTGTTATTGAGTCAGAATTAATTAAAGTAACAGTTGGTGAAAGTCTAGCCTCTGGTCTTAAAGTTTTATCTGAATGGTAATCAAATCCGGGATCAGTGATTCTAACTGTGTTAATATTATTGATATTTTGAGATAAACATAAAATATTTTCACCAGTTCCATTTGTAGATGTGACACTAGAAACTCCGGGAACATTTTTGTATCCAAATCCACCTGAAGTTAAATTTATTTTACTTATACCACCTGTAGCAGTTAAAGATGAAGTATCGTATGTAATTGTAGATGCAGCACCAGCTGTATATGATCCTTGTTCTGGAACATCGTTAAGTGATATATTAAATCCACCAGTAGTAACACCAAAAGCAACATAATTTCCACTATATTCACTGTCAACATAAGAAATTTGGGATGCATGTTTCACATCTGGATCAGATGTACTAATAAATCCTGTTTTTTCAAGAGTATAGAATATTTTTTCTGGATTTGTTTTATCAAATTTTAAAGTAACTGTTGAAGTTGTACCAACACCAACAGTGCCTACTCCAGTAACACCAAAATCTACTGTTGATCCAGCAGATACAAATCTATTTTTAAACTGATTATCAAAATAGAAATTTAAATTATATCCACTTAAAGATGGATCAGAAACATAGAATAGTAAATTATCATTTCTTACAACCTCTAAAGGTGGATTAACTAATGATAATTCTTGAGTTCCACCACTATTTGCAGTTATGTTGACAACTTTAGGTGGTTCATTAATTACATCATATCGTGTTTCTGCTAACTGGAAGTTACTATCATCTGTCTTGTATACAAAATATGTTCTTTGTGATGTTAAACCTGTTGCTGGAGATCCATCATAGAATAATTTTTGACCAGTTTTAAATCCATGATTTGAAATATTAATTGAATTGGTATTGACTGCCGAATTTGAAAATATTGTTGGATTAATTAAAAGTTTGTCATTTTGAGCACTATACTTTACAACAACTGAAGTTGCACCTGCACCAACACCTTTTGTTTGTGTCGATAACACTTCTAGTTCAATATTATCATTATTCTGAAGACCATGTAATGTAGATCCCACTGACACAGTTGCGATACCAACAGTAACAGTAATTCTTTCTACTTTACCCTTAACTTGAGGGTAATTTGTTTCTAATGAATATTCAAAATTATTAAAGTTACCAGTTTTGAAAAATACAGGAGTTGTATTGACAGTTAAAGCAAGACCTACAACATCATCTGAGAATTTTCTTATATAAACAGTTTGACTATTTCCGGATGATGGTAAATTAAAATCAGAACCAACTTGAAACCTATCACCAAGACCAATTGTAAATTGTGTAGCAGCACCAGATGGTTTTCTAAGAATAACTTCCTGATTATCTTTAAACGGATGATTTGGTAAGAATATTCCTTTAGCTGGAATAGAAATTACTTCTGCTAATTCACCGATTGTATAAGATTTTCCAATAGAAACTGATCTACCAGATGTAACAGCAACACCAACTGCCTCTGCGGGATTGAAATAAACTATGTCATTTTTCTTAGATATGAATTTACCAACACCTGATGATTCTAAATTAATTGTTTGTGGTATTGTTTGAACTAATCCACCTAGAACATGAGATGCAGTATTTGCAGAACCTACGATGCCTCTCTTAACTCTTAGAATACTTCTTTCTTCAAATACGTTTAAAACTTGTAACTTTTCAGTACCAATTCCAATGCTACTTCCAACTGATACAGAATTTGGTATTCTCGCCAAATAAATGTCAGTGATTATACCTGCTGTAGCATTTGCAGGAAGATCTTTGTATAAAACAGTGCTTTCAGAACTTACACCAATTTTATGAGATCCTGTAAGTTTAGGAATACTGGTAGTTAATCCAGATATTACAACAGTATCACTTGTATTCAAAGTATGTGTTGTGGAAATAAATCCAGATACTGTTCCATTTCCTCCACGCACAAACACAACATCATTATATGTTGTAATACCTACAGTAACATTATCAACTTCTTTACCTTCAACACCTGATACTTTTGCAGCTGCTCCACCACCACCAGTATTTGAATTATCAAAATTGAGAGAATCTTCTACTTTGAAATTACTTCCCGCAGACACGATTTGAAAGTCATTAAGATTTCCACTTGTGACTGATTCAATAATTGATGTTTGTTGATTTATTTCATAAGATTCTATCACAAAATTATAATCTGCATTGTCATCATCTAATTTGTATGGAAGTGAATTACGAGTCAAATTTGAATTATTAAAATCAAAAATTGATTGATCTAAAATAAAATTGTCGTCAATAGGATCTGATCTATAAGTATCACCTATAAAATATGGGAATTGTGGTTGAGAAGTGGTGGTATTAATTCCAGCAAAATATGCATAAGTTCCATTTGGAAAGTCTGGTGTTTTACAAAATCTACCGTTATTTTGATCTAGATCTCCAGAGTTCGTAAATTTATAATCTTCAATAAAAAATCCAGAACCAAAACTACTAGTGGGTGGTCTATTAATTACCTCTGTTATGTCCAAATCATATCCGGACGTAATAATTCTAGATAGTGAATTACTATTATCTGCTTCTGAATATCCATAAGGGCCATATATTGGATTACCATCGTATGCCCAACCAATAATTGGAGAATGTAGTTGAGGTGTTGTTGTTACATCAGAAAAAGCACCTTGTATTTTATTTGAATATCCAACTACTGAGTACTGTAAGTTTGTTTCTGCTTCTCTTAGTAATATCTCATCACCAAATCGAACAAGATTATTTACTGTCAAATCTCTCACAGCAGTATCAACAATGAATCCAGATCCATTAGGTGTAATCTTTACATCAGGAGATACTGTATACCCAATACCCGGATTAATAACCTTAACATCAGTTATTTTACCATCAGTAACAACTGCTCTTAGTTTTCCACCTATTCCTGTTCCAATTCCCACTAAATCTAAATCTGGTGCAGATGTATACTCTTTACCACCAAACATAACATCACATCCGATTATTTTTCCACCAAAAACTATTGCCCTCAATTCTGCTTCTTTACCATTTAAAATTTTAATATTTGGTTTCTTTTCAAAATTTAAAATTTCAGATCCATAATTTGTTCCGGGTTCATGAAGGTATCCATCTACTAATTGACCACGAATTTTGGGTGTAATGACTATGGATTCTGTGCGACCAGCAGACACTGGTGAGTAAATCGCATCTACACGCACTACAATCGGTTCATAGAAGAACTCATGATTACTTGAAGTGAATACTTCAGAGATTCTTTGGAAATTTTTTCGTAGATAATTTGAATTAGGATCTGTTGCACCAATACCAACATCAATAAGTCTAAATTTATCATTATCTAATTTCAAAACACGATAACGTGTAGTGATTCCAAGTCCAACTGGTGCATGACTTGCATCACCGCTTGATGGTGCATACTGGACTAAATCTCCTGTATTAAATCCATGATTTTTAAAGTTGATTGAATTATCAACAGTATGAATACCAACAGGTTTGACAATTAATTTTCTATTCGTATAGTTTGAACCAGTATCAATAACTTTAACTGCTTTAAGATGATTTTTTAAATTTAGGAACGTAAATTTATGATTACCAGCAGTATTTTCAACAGTAAATCCAACAGTGTTTATACCAGCGACATAATCACTAAATTTTTCATATAAGTATACTGAACTTATACCAACAACTTGTGGATAATAAGTTGCACCGTTTATCAGTGTTTTATTTTGTGCGGTGTTTGAACCAAAATAATCACCAATACCAAGAGATAAGTTTCCATTGTTACTATAAACTAGTGGTTCACCACTTTGTAAATTATGAGGTCTTTTAAATTCAATTAAATCATTAATATGGTCAACTCCACCCTGAACATTCTTTAATCTAGCATCAAATTCTAATTCTCTTTGTCTTTTAGTAACAACAGGTTTTAATACCGCTCCAGATCCATTTCCACCCGATATTGTAACTGACATAACTCTCTCAACATCAAAATGTTGTTGATCGACAAGAACCTCTTTTATTGAACCACTTACAACTGGTTGAACAATTGCAGTTGTACCAGTTCCGGGTGAGGGTATACTGACTGTTGGTAAATTAATTACGTCAAAATTCTTACCCTGATTTAAAATTTTAAAGTCAGATAGTGGGCCAAAATATATCTTATCAAGAGACTTATAATTTGCAATTTCGACACCATTTTTGAGAATACCTGTTGTACCGGGTTCTGTTTTAACAGACTCACCTGATTTAATGTTTACATCTGCAGGAAATTTTCTTAAAACTTTTTGTACACCTATTTGCTCATTTCTATGCCTTAATAAAACAAATTTATGCTCTGCTGTAGATGATGTCTGATTTGAATTATCAAATTCAATGTATGGTGGATTTGAGTCATCAACATTAGTTACAGTAATAAATGATCTTGAGGGGTATAATCGAAGGACATTATTACTTAATGTATTTGAATCTAATACTTGAACGTAGTAAATTGTATCCGATGATAATCCAACTAAAGGATTTTCATTAGGTAAGTAAACAATCGCATCACCAGTAATAAAATCAACCGGAGAATTAAATTGTAATTTTGAATATAGTCCAGTTGTAAGATTTCTTTCTAATAATTGGAAATTACCAGCACCAGTTCCAAAAAAATCAGCTTGTGGTATACCAGTAGTTGAATAAACTGCAGTTGTTCCAACTCCAGTAATACTACCAAGTGATTCTTTGATAACCTTTTTCTCAATTAAATATGATGGCATCGATGATGATGCTACATAATAATTTTCATTTTCATCATTATAAGCATTTTGAACATCGGTTGTGATTATATCATTTCCAAATTGTAAATCAATATCCGACGCAGCTCTCGCTTTTTTTAGTTCCCTTTGAATATCATATTCTGTAATTCCAGTATTAAGTAAAGGTGTACTTAAACTAATATCATTTGTACCAACAGTAACAGTTATGTTTCTTAAAAATGGTATCAATTCACCTCTTCTAAAAACAGAAACTTTATCACCACTTACCAATTGAGACTTATCAATTTTGGATTTATGATCAAAATTTGATGTCGTTGCATTTACTGGTGTAGCAGCAGGAATATCAAGTTTAATACGACTTGCAGTATTATAAATCCATGAGTTAAAAAATACAGTCTTTCTTGACTTATCGCTTGGTAAAGTTGGATTTGGTATTTCTTCACCTAAATTTTTAACTGTTATTTTTTCACCCTCAAGAGTTACGCTTGAACCTTCACTTGGTAGTAGTTCAAAATCGGATAGTACACCGGTTATTCTTAATTCAACTCTCTTTGTTAAATCTCCATTTTCATATCCAAATATAAATTCATCACTCCTTAAATCATCAGTGGATCTTATTGAATTACCGATTCCAGTGCAAAGTAGGAATTGGTTAATGGATTTATCACCATATGTAATAGTATTAATGCCATTGATACCGTTTGTAACCACGGTTCCGGTGGTTCCGAAACCAACTGTAGAGTCAACTGTTAAAACATTTGAATTTACAGGTGCATCTTCAATAACTCTTGTTTTTCCGGGAATTGTAAAAGTTCCTTGTATTGCTGATCTTTCATCATAACCTACAAACAAGTTTAATTTGTAATATGTTGTAATGCCTAAGTTTCCAGACCTACTAAAAATTTCAACTTCTGATACTGATCCAGAAGTTGTCAAGTCTGTAGACTTTGTAATAGTTTGTCCTATAAGTTTATTTGGATCACCGGTTATTCTTTCAGCAACAACAACTTCTCTACGAATATACTCTGAAGATGATGGTTTGATAAGAAAATTTTCTAAATCAACAATTTTTGGAGTAATCCCGTATAAAACATTAAATAAAATTCTAAATGACTCTTCTGTTCCTTTAGATTTGTATAAGGATTTAGATTCTTTGATAAAATTACTAATATCTACATTTGTGTTTAATTGTGTATCTTCTAATCCCGGAGTTAAATATGATTTTACTTTCTGATAAAACTCTTTGAGAAACAGAACACTTAAATTTTGCACTGATGATGTCGCAGTATGAATTCCAGCAACACTTGTTGAAAATATAAGTTCTCCTTTATTAACAGGATCTGTGTATGAAGTAATACCACTAAACCCTCTTACACACCCTGTAAATGAATTAGTTGTTATACCAGTATATGTAATAATTTCATCATTTATTTTAAACAATCCATATTCATTTGGAAAACCCTTTGTTGATGAAACATTAAGTGTAGTATCTGATGTGCTTATGCCTGTTGTAAGTGTAGTCACACCTACAATTACTTCTGGAGTTAAATTATCAAGTTTAATGTATTGATCTAAATTATCAGTAAGGTCTACAACACCACCACGATGTTCTTGAGAAATATAGTACTGTTTAAGAAAATCAACCGCTAAAGGACTCTCAGTCCTTATAAACTCAGGAAGTTGATGCTCTATTATTTGTTGAACTTGTATACGTTTGTCTATTCCAGTTCCAATCATGTTCTTGATAGTTCTCCGTTAGAGTAACTTGATGT